GCTCGTGCGTTTCAACCCTTCTGAACAGTGGCAGGTGATTTATGCCGTTTGAAACACCTACGTTACCGGCGCTGATCAACCGAACCCAGGTCGACCTCGCCGACGAAGCGCTGCGTCAGTCCGATGCTCGGGTATTGTCCCGTGCGCACAGCGGCGCGGCCTACGGGCTGTACGGCTATCAGGACTGGATCGCCGACCAGATTCTGCCGGACACCGCCGACGAGGAAACCCTCGAGCGGCAAGCCATCCTGCGTCTGAGGCAGCCGCGCAAGGTGGCACAGGCCGCTACTGGCACGGTGCGCTTTACGGCTGCAGCTGGCGCGGTGCTGGATGCGGACACTGTGCTGCAGTTCAGTGATGGACGCTTCTACCGCGTCACCAAAGGCGTCACCACGGTTGCGGGCAATAACACCACCACGGTCGAAGCAGTCGATGCCGGTGTTCTGGGTAATGCGGATGCCGGTCTGGTGATGACTGCCGTGCAACCGGTCGAAGGCATCGACAGCACCTTCACCGTCATTGCCGACGGACTTTCCGGCGGCATCTCGCAGGAAAGTATCGAGTCGTTGCGTGCGCGTGTCGTGCGCTCCTACCGGGTCATCCCGCATGGCGGCAATCAGGATGATTACGTGACCTGGGCGCTGGAAGTGCCGGGCGTGACGCGCGCCTGGTGTGTGCGCCGGTTCATGGGGCCAGGGACGGTGGCGGTGTTCTTCATGCGTGATGACCAGGCCGATCCCATTCCTGACGCCGAGCAGCTCGCTGCGGTCGCGGCGTATATCGAGCCGCTGCGTCCGGTCACGGCTGATGTGTATGTGCTGGCGCCGGTGCAGAAACCGGTGGTCTACACCATCCGGCTCACCCCGGATACCTCCGCCGTGCGGGCGGCGGTCGAGGCGCAGTTGCTTGACCTGCACAACCGTGAGGGCGGACTGGGCGAAACCCTGTTGCTCACGCACATCGCCGAGGCCATCAGCCGCGCGACGGGCGAAACCGATCATGTGCTGGTTTCACCCGTGGCCAACGTTACTGCCGCGGCCAACCAGTTGCTCACGTTCGGGGGTATTCAATGGTCGTCATAAGAACCGCCGAACATTACGCCGGACAACTGCAGGCGCTGCTTCCACCCGGTCCCGCATGGGATCCGGAGCAGGTGCCGGAATTGCAGCAGGTGATTACCGGCCTGTCCCGCGAGTTCGCACGCATCGATGGCCGCGCGTTCGACCTGCTCAACGAGATGGACCCCGCCACCGTCAGTGAGCTGGTCCCGGACTGGGAGCGGGTGATGAACCTGCCTGACCCGTGCCTGGGGCTCAAACCCTTGTTCGCAGACCGGCGCCTGTCGGTGCGCCAGCGGCTTGTGGCGACAGGAGGGCAGAACGCGGCGTTCTACATCGACATTGCCATCAGCCAGGGCTACCCCGATGCCACCGTGACCGAACACCGAGCGCCCCGTATGGGGCGTTCGCGTTTTGGCCAGGCGCATTTCGGCACCTGGAGCGCGCAATTCATGTGGACCCTGAACACCGGCGGGCGCCAGCGCCTGGGCCGACGCTTCGGGGCCAGCTACTGGGGAGAGCGGTTCGGGGTGAATCCCGGGCTCGCAATCGAATGTTTGATCCGTCGAGCAGCACCGGCGCACAGCGTCGAATTCGTAAACTTCAACTGAGGAACACAATGTGGATTATCCCAAGAGTGTGCCGGGCGTAGGCTTGGCAAGCGGCAAGTTTGTAGATGAAAACCCGGCGACCGGCACCCCTGGCTCGCTGATCCCGGCGCAGTGGGGCAACTCGGTCACGCAGGAGATCTTGAACGTGATCCTGGGGGCTGGTCTGGTGCCCAACGAGGAGGATGTCACCCAGTTGCATCGAGCCATTCTTGGCCTGGCAGCATCCGATTACAAAAAATCCGTGCGTTGCGCCACGACAGTCTCCATTGGGCTGAGCGGTTTGCAGACCATTGATGACGTCACGCTGGTGGCCGGCGATCGGGTGCTGGTCAAGAATCAGGACACCGCGTCGCAGAACTGGATTTATGTCGCCGCGGCAGGCGCCTGGGCACGTGCGCAGGATGCGAACGAAAGCACCGAATGCACGCCGGGTCATATGGTGCCGGTGCAGGCCGGCACGAAAAACGCGGGCACCGTATGGCAACTGGTCAATACGACAGTGCCGGTGCTGGGTACGACTGACCTTTCGTTCGAGCGTCTGCTGGGACGCAGTGGTGTGGCCGCGGGTGATTACACTCGGGTCAAGGTCAATAAATATGGGCAGGTGGAGGCGGGGAGTAACCCTACAACACTTAGTGGTAATGGTATTTCGGATGCGTATACCAAGGCTGAGGTGTATGCCAAAAGTGAAGTTGACACGCGCCTGGACAGCAGGGCTTTAGCCGACGCCATCTCTTACGTGGGGCTTGCCGGAGGAGTTCTGGGACAGCCCTACATGCGACGTTCTTCTGACTCCGCTACCTGCTGGCTTCAGACTAAATTGCTTTACGCGCCCGTTCAGCAGGGCACTGGCGTAGGGCAGCTCAATAATGTTGTGAAGATTGGTTGGTCGGACAACGGTCTCAAGGCGACCGTTGATGCTACTGATATGGGGACTCTCTGGTACGCCAACAACTTCGATCCAGGTAGCAAAGCCAATTGGGGCAGTACGCTTGCTGCGTATGGCATTACCAATGCGTATACAAAGGCTGAAAGTGATGCCCGTGATTTACAGCGGGCTATGGCGGATTCTATTTCATATGTGGGATTTGCCGGTAATGACGTAAACCTCCCGTACATGCGCAGGGCTTCGGATGGCCAGGTTTATTACTTGCAGCCGCGTCTGGGATTTCCACCTATTGAACAGGGCGGTGGCCCGAACATGTCGACCAACAAAGTTCGCCTTGGCTATAACAGTGCCGGCAGCCTGCGCCTTCAAGTAGATGTCACTGACTTCGGCGACCTGACGAATGATTACAACCTGCCTACGAAACTTGCCGGGTTGGGTATGAGTGCAATTGGTTCTTACGCTTTTGCGCGGGTCATTTCTTCTCAGGGCCAAGTCAATCAGGGAGGGATGATAGCGGGTTCCAATCTGATTTATAGCTCCACAAACGGCGGCGATGGCGCTGGTAACAACTCTGGTCTCATTGGCGTAGGCACCTGGCGCGCTCACGGCGCCTTCTCTAGCAGTGAACGCACTCTCTTTCAACGAGTTTCGTAAAGGTAATCATATGAACACAGTATCAAGCGCTCGTGACCCTCGCTGGGCCGATCAGGCCCATACATCCATTGTTCTTTGGGTGATCTTCGAGGAAACCAAGGATTTGTATGGCGAGGTACCTTTTGCTGCCTCCGCCGATGACTCGGAGCCACATGGCGTAGACCTTTTCAATCGCGCAATTGCCGGTGAATTTGGCGAGATTCTTGAGCCGACCGAAGAGATGGTCATGGCACATGTCATGATTCTACGCGGCGGCTATTCGGCCGGGGCTACGGAAAAAATCAACGCATTGGCTAATGAGCTGGACACTTTGCAAGATGCCGTCGCATTGGGTTTGGCTACTGAAGCTCAACTGAAAGCGCTGCCTGTGCTGAAAGCCGAGTTAGATGCGTATCGGCTTTATCGGGTGCAACTTGCCCAGCTCGACGCACGCTCAGGCTTTCCGATGTCGTTCGATTGGCCCGTCCCGCCTGCTACGCCATTTGTCGACGTGCAGCCTCCGGAAAAGCTCGCGATTCCAAGGGGCGTAAGTGAAGACGAACTGCCCAAGCCATAACGCCCCGCACTGACGGGGCGTTGTTTTATCCGCCGTTCAACTTGCGTTTACACAGGGGAACTTTATCGACTCAGGGGGCGGGTTAGTCCTGTAACCCCTATAGGAGGACCAATGCCTATCAACCAGCAACAACTATTACAAATCCTCCCCAACGCCGGCCCTAAAGCCGGCGTTTTCGTTCCTGCTCTCAACATCGCCATGGCCCGTTACGCCATCGACACCCGCCTGCGTATCGCCGCGTTCATCGCTCAGATAGGGCATGAGTCCGGGCAGCTTCGTTATGTGCGCGAACTGGGCAGTGACAGCTACCTGGCGAAGTACGACACGGGGCAGTTGGCGTTGCGTCTGGGCAACACGCCAGAGGCAGATGGCGACGGTCAGCTGTATCGGGGCCGTGGGCTGATTCAGGTGACGGGGCGGACCAACTACGAGGCGTGCGGGGAGGCGCTCGGGCTGGACTTGCTTGCCCAGCCGCAACTGCTCGAACAACCCGACCACGCGGCCATGTCGGCGGCATGGTTCTGGGACCGGGCCAACCTCAACGCGCTGGCAGACCAGGGTGATTTTCTGATGATCACCCGCCGCATCAACGGCGGTACCAACGGCCTGGCGGATCGACAGGCGCTTTACCAGCGGGCATTGGAGGTGCTGCCGTGAAAGTGCTGGATATGCGATGCCTGATCCTCGCATTCGTGCTGGGGTCAGGGCTGGGTACATGGGCCGCCTGGAAATGGCAGGCGGCCCGCTATGGCCTGCAACTGTCCACGCAAGCACTGACGTGGCAGCGCGAGCGCGAGCAGGCGGCGCTCGCGGTCGTCGACTGGCAGAACGCCGAGCAGGCACAACGACGGGCGCTGGAAGTCCGTTTGCACACCAACGATTCAACCATCCACAAGGAATTGAGCGATGCACAGACTGCTCAGGCTCGTTTGCGTGATCGCCTGGCTACCGCTGATTTGCGCTTGTCAGTCCTCCTCGCCAACAGCCCCGCCAACCGTGATGGCATGCCAGCCGGCACCGATACCGGCGGCGTGGTTCATGGAAGCTCGCGAGGCGAACTTGACCCAGCGGCTGCTGGACGAATTGTCG